GAAGGCCATGGGCGTCAAGTCCGTGCAGACTTCCTTTGGGACTGTGGCAATGGTGACCAAGACGCGTTACAACACGCAGGACTGGGACTCATTCAAGAAGTTTATTCTTGAGCATGAAGTCGTAGACTTGCTGGAGAAACGCATCGCGCAAACCAACATGGCACGGTACCTCGAAGAGAACCCGGGCTCTCTCCCGCCGGGCTTGAACTCTGTAACGGAGTTTGAGATTCGCGTAACTAAACCAACCAAGTAAATTTATCATGACAAATATCGCACTATTTAACCCTTCCAATGTTCCCTCATTCGTACGCAACCACGAGTTATCTGAGACAGCCAAAGCCCTGACGGGCGGTGGCGTAGGCAACAGCACACAGCGCATCTCCATCAAAGGTGGTGTGTTCCGTTTGCTGGCCGGTGGCAAGGAGATTGCCGCTATCGACGAACGCTTCTTGGATGTCGTCATCGTCAAGGCTGCCCCCAAGGTCAGCCGTATCTTCTACGCTAAGTCTTATGACGGTGATAACATCACTGGCCCTGACTGCTGGAGCAACGATGGTGATCGCCCAGACGCATCCGCTGAGAACAAGCAAGCGGCGTCTTGCATGTCATGCCCTCAGAATATCGCAGGTTCAGGTCAAGGCAACAGCCGTGCCTGCCGCTACCAACAACGCTTGGCTGTGGTGCTTGAGAACAACATTGAAGGTGCAGTATTGCAGTTGACTTTGCCAGCCACTTCGGTGTTTGGTAAGGAAGACGGAGATAAGCGCCCATTGCAAGCCTTTGCTCGCAACTTGGCCTTGCAGAACCCACCTATCAGCCCTGAGATGGTTGTGACTCGTATGAAGTTCGATACGAAAGCAGAAGCGCCCAAGTTGCACTTCGCGCCCAATCGTTGGTTGACTCCAGAAGAGTATGAGATCGTCAAGGCTCAAGGCGAAAGCGATGATGCCAAGCGTGCAGTTGTGATGACTGTCGCCGCTTCTGATGGTGTAAAGTCTGCCCCTGCCCCTTTGAAGATCGAAGGCAAGCGCCCCATGGGTGAGCTGATGGACGAGGAAGACAACGCAGCGATTGCCGCTGAGCGAGCCAAGATTGCCAAGTCCAAAGCCAAGCCTGCTGAAGTTGAGAACGAAGCTGAACCAGAAATCCGTAAGGAGTCTTCTAAGCCGTCTGCTGTGCCTGCCAAGAAAGGCAAGCTTGCTGACATCGTGTCCGATTGGGACGATGAGTAATTAAAGGTTTCGCTAGGCCGCAGTCGGCGGTCGCATTGCGTGTGCCGGGGTTTTAAAAAGTTACCTCGTCAGATTGCACACACAAGCACACGACTGCGTTTCCCGTTCTGCGTGTCCTAGCGCCTTAACAAAACCACTATGGCCTATTCACAAAAAGTAATTGACGCAGTTATGGCTGCAAAGAAAACGCCCGGCAATCAGCTTGGGCGTTGGGCGATCTACCTAGATTTTCCTGTGACGAAGATTGCTTATGCGCTCGGGGTCACACGCCAAACTGTATACAACTGGTTTGAAGGTAAGGATGTTTTTGTCGCGTATCAAAACCGCGTTGAACTCCTTTTAGAAATAATGAAGTCCTCAACGGACGCACAACAAGCATGGAGAAAAATATGCAAGGAATACAACCTAGAACCCTGACCAATAGGGAACTCATCAACTACTGCGCTGATGCGGTGGATGACTCGTTTGGTATGCCCAAAGAGTGGCAGAAAGAATTACTGCGCCGCTTTGTAGCACTTTCCCCAACAGACGAACACCCGTTCATCGATCCAAACCAACAAAACCTTTTCTGATTAAGGCGGACAAATATGGAACCGCTTGAGTTTGTAGCGGCTGTTTTGCCACCGCCCGGAAATGGGCGCTATTGCGTGGTGGAACTTTCAAGAAAAAAAGAACATGCCTATGTTTACACACTGGAGGAAGCACAGCCTTTCATCGACAGATGGAAGCAATCGGGTGAAGACATTTATTTTGGGTTAGGTACATTTGGGGACGACAACAACCGGACTGCGGACAACGTGCACATGGTTAAGACCTTTGCCATCGACGTGGACTGTAACCATCCAAAGGACTTACCTGATCCCAAAACGGGACTAATCAAACCCAAGGCATACGCTAGTGCAAAGTTGGCGGCGCAGGCCATCATGGATTTTGCTGAGACTACGGGATTGTCTGCTATGGGCGACCCTTGGATGGTGGCATCTGGCGGCGGTGTGCACGCATACTGGCCGCTGACCGAAGCCGTGGATGTCAACGAGTGGAAGCCTGTGGCCGAAGCGTTTAAGCGCATGTGCTATCAGAACAAACTGGACATTGACCCAACAGTGACATCAGACGCATCCCGCGTTCTGCGTATCCCTGCCACGATCAATACCGGCATCAAGAACAAGAAGAAGGTTCGGGAGCAAACCAACGTGCGCTTCATGAGCGAGGGCTCTGTGTTTGAGTTGGCCGACATCCGCGCTGTGGTTGAGAAGAACCTGATCGGTACGCAGTACGAAGTCCAAGCCAAGCAACCCAGCAATGTGGTTGATCTACCCGGTACTAGGCCAGCCACACCAAGCGCATCCCAAGTCAAACTGTTTGAGAACAGCGTCACCCGCTTCAAGAATATCGTGGTCAAGACCCGTGCAGGCACAGGCTGTGGCCAGATTGCACACTACGTAGAACATGCCGAAGAAGACGGGATGGAACCCTTGTGGCGCGGAATCTTGTCGTGGACAAAGGTCTGTGTGGATGGCGAAGGTGCATCGAAGTGGATCAGTGACATGCACCCGTACAGCGAAGACCGCATGCGCACTAAGCTGGCTGAGATCAAAGGCCCCTATCCCTGCACTAAGATGGACTCGGAAAACCCCGGAGTCTGCCCAAGCTGCCCCCACTGGGGGAAGATTACAAACCCGCTGATCTTCGGGCGTGAGATGGCTGTAACAACTGTGGAAAGCGTGGTGGAGTTGCCCCGCGTTGCAATGGACGAGGAAGTTAAGAAAGTGCTTCGCCCTGAAGCACCCCGTGGCTACGCTTATGGTGAGCGTGGTGGCATTTTTATTCAGAAGGAAGACGAAGATGCGCAGGGCAACAAGGTCATGCGCAGTGTTTTGATTATCCCCTACGATCTTTTTCCTGTGGACATCTTGAGCCACAACGGAGAGCACACAGTACACCTCATGGCCATCAGGCGCGAGGGTGTGCAGAACATCACAATGGCACAGAAGGCGGTCGTGAGCCAAGACGAAACGGTCAAGGCACTGGCCAACCAGAATATCGTGGCATCGTTTGGTCGAGGCAACGACAAGAATTTGTTTGATTACGTACGTGCGAGCGTGGAAAAAATGAGCAACGATAAATCACCCGTCAAAGTACCAGCTAACTACGGCTGGCAAGAGAACGGCATGTTTGTGTACGCAGGTAAGATATACAGCGCCACATCTGCTCCTGTGGAAGTGCCGATGCCCGGCCTTGAGAACATCGTGGCCAACACCAAACCCAAGGGCTCGATTGAGAACTGGGTTACGTTCATCAAGATGCTTATAGCAAAGAGGCTATACGGCCATCTGTCTGTTGTTCTGGCAGGGGCAAGCGCTCCGTTTATGCGCTTCACAGGTATCTACGGCATGACGTACCACTGCGGCTCAACCGAGTCCGGTACGGGTAAATCACTGGCACTGGAAGGGGCGGCTTCTATTTGGGGTCACCCAACGCACTACCGCACAGGCAAGAGCACTTCTCCGGTGGCCATGCAGCAACGCCTTGGTCTGCTGCAAAGTCTGCCCTTGGTGACCGATGAGATCACCGCCAAGAACCGCAAGGATGCTGAGTGGTTCCCCGAGTTCCTACTGGACATGACCGAGGGTCGCGGCAAGGAGCGTATGGAGTCTGGCGCTAACAAGGAACGCTTGAATCTTTCTATCTGGCAGACAGTGGCCATCATGTCCTCCAATACCCACGTTGTGGACTACCTAACAGGCTCACGCAAGCACTCATCGGAAGGCGAGATGCGACGTGTTCTGGAGTTTGTCATGGACGAAGAACTGGCATGGGAGCCCCATGAGATTGAAGTCATCAAGTCCTTGCAAGAGAACTATGGTGTAGTTGGCCACGAGTTAGCTGAGTTCTTGGCCAAGAATGTACCGATGCTCAAGACCCTTGTGCCTGATGTCGTGCGTAACTGCTACAAGGATTTCAACGCTACCAACGACGAGCGATTCTGGATGGCGGGTGTGGGCACGATCATGACGGCAGGGGCAATACTCGGCAATAAGTATCTGAACATTGTTGACTTTCCGCTTAATGAGATTAAAGAATTCTTGAAAGGCCGTGTCAACGTAGCACGCGGTACAGTCAGGACAAGCAAGCGCAACGCAGAAGATGTGCTCAACGGATTCATCCAAGAGAACTACGGCAAGTTTGTGGTGGTACGTTTCAACGTTAGGTCAGGCGCTAGTGCTCTGCTTGGGGATATCGCTTTGATCGACTCTTCTACTACCCGATCGGTAGTTATGGGGCGCGTGGAGCACGGCGTAACAGCCAACCATGTTGACTTCTTTATTGAGGAACGCTTGCTAAAAACCTTCTGCTCCAATATGAGCTTTGGCTACGCTGATTTTAAGCGCCAGCTTGAGAAACAATTTGTAGTGTCCTACATGCCTAAGAAAGACCTGATGGCAAGAACCAGTGGCCCACCCATGCGGGTGTCCACCATGAAAATTTCGAGAGAAATTTCTAGTTTGGATGAAGAAGTTATCAATCCAGTATCCGTGGCCGCGGCTTGAACGGGGGCAGGGGTTCTTTGTCCCCTGCATCGACACTGCGGCTATTAGAACCGAGGGCTTGAATAAGGCCCTCGGCTTCCGTTTGTTCGATGCCCGAGCCAAGATCGGGATCAGGGACGGCTTTACTGGCGTGTGGTTCTATCGACTGCCTTGAGGAAGGCACGGGCGTAATCCGTCTGCGCTTTGTCAATACGCGCCAGCAACTCGTCTTTCTGCTCGGTGGTCATCCTTGGTGCGGCTTCTACCTGACGGCGGTACTTGGAAAACTCACCAAGCTTTTGCTGTACTGAGCCAGACACCGATGCTGCTCCCAAGGCTTCTGCGTGTTCCTGAGCAAACGCTCTGGCTTCGGCTGTCTTGCCCTGCTCCACGAGACGATTGAACGAGCCTTTGGTCTGCTGAATATCAAGCATCCGGTCATACGCTTCATCAAGGGTGCCCCTACCTTCAACGGGCTGGAACAAACCACCGATGAACGGCGTCTTGCTTGCCTTGAGCGTAGGCTTGGCAACGTCCTCTTTCATCTCCATGTTCAGTATCGGGTTGGCCAACTGCACAATACCTAAACCAAGACCGCCCGTGTAACCACGGATGAGGTAGTCGATACCGATAGGGGATAAACCTTCTTTGCCTGTGATCTGCTTGATCGTTTCGCTACCTGTAAAGCTACCAAGCAGCTTGGCAAACTCTGTGGTGGACTCACGCGCACGCTCACCCGCCAGCATCTTTTGCTCACGCTGTGACTCGATAGCACCGCCAAAGAACGACTGGCCAAGATAAACTTCGGTGAGAGGCTTGATGGCCTGTGGCAAACTGAACGGATTGGTCTGCGCTACAAGTTTAAGCCAACCACCCACTGCCTTGGATGCCTTCTCGTCGTTGGATGCCATATCCCACAAAGCTTCTGGCAACGCTTTGAACAAGTAACCCAATTCAAACGGGATAGGTACGCGTACAGGCTCGTCAAAGCCGGGGATATACATGAACCAACTGCCGTAGCGTTCTTCAGGCTTGGCGCGTTTGTACGCCTCATCATCAGACATCAGGGCGGCGTAAGCCAGTGTGCCTGCGGAAAGCATCAAGCCACGAGCTATCATTTTTTGCTTGATCTTAAGCTGTTCACTAAATGGCATCTGACCTGTGTATGCACGGTACAACACATCCAGACCCTGAATCTGCGCATTGAAGAACGGGATGATGATCGACAGCGCTTGCATACTTGGCGACAAACCACGGCGGCTAAAGTTCATGGACTCTAGCGTACGCAGAAGCGCTGCTTGCTCGGACATCCCTTTGGCTAGGGAGTCTTTGTATATGACAGCACGGGTAGCCGCATCGCCCTGCATGGCAAACGCATCAGCCTTGGCAATCAACTTGTCCCAACCAGACTTACCTGCGCTAATATCTTTGAGAAACTTGGCTGCATCGCGCTGATCGCCTGTGAATACGTTAGTACTAATAGCGCCTGACCGCATCAGTTTGTTCTCAACATCGCTGCGTCCAGCCACCATGGTAGCCAACTCTTTAAAAGAACTGAGCACTGGCGTAGCGTCTGTACCCGTAGTCAACCATGCGTTCAAAGGATCACGGATAACCTGACGGATAGCGTAGGAAGGGTTACGTGTCACAAACTTACGCAAGATGTCAGCAGGGATACCCATCATTTTGATAGCGGCAGGCATCGTGGTCTTGATACCTTCCATGCCCTTGATAATGAGTTCCGCAGGGATACCGTACTGAATTTTGTCAATGAAGACAAAATGATCTTTGCCGTTAACTTTGAACCGCACAGTGCTGTCGCTTGCAGGGCCAGAACCTTCTCCAAGCGCTGATGCGATACCCATCTTCCGAAGCAAAAACGCAGACTCTTTAATCATCTGGTTGCGTAGTGCCAAGTCAGTCAGCATGAACGTGTTCTGTACCGAGCTTGTAAAGATTGGCAAAATGTTCTTATTGCCACCTACCAACTCTTTCAGTTGTGGCTCAGTCTTGACGTTACCAATACGAACAGGCGTCTCTTTGTCCACCATCAACTCAATATTGCCACTGTTGCTGTTGACGCGGTAGTACGGGATGTACGGTACGGACTTAAGTTCGTTGGCCAGTTTTGGAGTGATGGCGCCTGTCTGCACAAGGAAGTCAATCTGGCCAGCGTTGAACTCTTTGTAGATACGTGCGGCTTCCAGCACGGCATCTTTCTTTGTCTTGTCGCTGTTGAGTAGGCGCATGACATCGTTGTATTCCTTCTCAGCCAGAGCAGGGTTCTCGTAGTTCAACTTCTGCCAGCCCTTGACCTTGGCACGCTCACCTGCCACGTATGCGGTAAGAATAGCTTCGGCTTCTGTGTCGTTGGCAAACTTACCCTTGTGCAAGGCTTCTGCTACTTCAACCATGTTAGCGCCCTTGACGCTGTCGTACACGTAGCCACCGCCTTCGCCTTTGCGCAAGACGAGCTTTCCGTTGGTCAGTGCTTGACCCGCATACTGGCTACGCTGTTGGCCAAACCGCAAATAGAACTCTGCGTTTTGTGCTTCCAAAGAAGTGATGGCGTTGGCGGCTACGCCACGTTTGAAAGCCTCAGACAAGGCTGCGTCTTTGTCAATGTATTGGACACGACCTGCCAAACCCATGATGTTGCCTAGCAACTGGTCTTTAAGGGTTGGTTCCTTGGCAATGAAAGAAGCGCCATACTGCGTGGGTTCTTTCTTGGTACGGAAGGCAATCTGGCCATCGGCGGCTCTGTATGGGCCGATTGTTTTGTTCTCAAACGCTTTGCGGGACTGCTTCAAAGCATAGAAGACGTCAGATGTTGATAGTACAGAGGAAGAAGTAAAGCCCAGACTACGCAAGCCTGCGCGAATCATGCCAACAAACTCCTTGAGCCATCGGCCAGCCTTTTGTCTGAAGCTCTCAGTTACACGAGCCTCTTCAGTGTGCGCAATAATCTCACGCAAGACCTGAAGTCTTTGGACTTCTTCATTCTTGCCCTGTGCTGCATTGAACTGGGCAGTTCTAATAACTTCATCTACAAGTTTCTGACCACCAATTTCTTCAGCCAGTTTGCGTAGGTCTGTCTTGTTGGCATACGCTTGGAGGCGGGGGATACCAATTATGGTATCTATGCCGTAGTGACCAACCAACTCGTGAAATACTGTGGCTTCCAAGTCTTTCAAGTCAGCATGCTGGTCACCAACCACCAAGACCGTGCCGTCGCTGAACACAGCGCCCTGCACCATGGCTTCGGTTGGGTTGACGCCCTCCTCTGACATACGCGTAAGAAGCGCCACAGGAATCTTACCGGGGTTAGCGGCATATACCAGCTTTACGTTTGAAGGCAGTTTACTCTGCACTTTTTCCATGAAGTCAGCGGCTTGCTTAGCATCAATTGTGCCGCCTTCTGTCTCACGGGTGCGGTAGGCTGTGCCAGTATCCGAGTCGTACGCCGCCTTGACAAGCTCCTCAACCTGCGCTTTAGTCAGGCGTGAACCCGCTTCACGCAGGGATTTCTTCTCTGTAGCTACACGGCTTTCGGCAGAACCCGTACGGTCTTCTGTAGGTGCGCGGCGTACTTTACGAGTCTCTTGCTCCGTACGTTTGGAAGGCGTTTCTTGTTTGCTTTGAGACAGCGCTTCTCTGACAATATCTGTCTGCTCTGCAAGCGTGGCCTTGTACTCAGGGGTTTTTCTTCCAAGCTCAAGCGCCTTGGCCTGCAACGTGTCGTTCATCTGCAACTGGAATGCAGTTACTTCGGGATCGTTTTTGCCGTATTTTTCGCGTAACGCGGCCACGCGTTTGGCCATGTTGTTGCCAAGCTTCTCGTACTCAGGCTCTTGCATACCAAGAGACGTTGCCAATTTACGCATCTGGGCAGAGTCTTCCGCTTCTTTGCGGACATCGCCTGACTCAATCCGTTTGGTTCTTTTAACGGCGCGACTTACTTGAGCACCAACGGTCTTGCCTTCTGCATCCCTGATCTTGATGGTGTCAAGTTGTTCTTCAGCTGCTTTTTTCTTTTCCGTTGCCACTACGCTTGCCTTGGCCGCAGGCGTGGTTTCGTACATGCTCTTGTACATTTTCTCAATTTGCTCACGCACAGGCGTAATCTTGGCCAGCACTTTGTTGTACTTGCTAAGTGCTGCGTTGATCTTGCGCTGAAGGCCAAAGCTTTTGTTTGTTTCTGCCTGCTCAAGAAGCGTGTTGTGTACGTCTGCGGCATCGTACAACTCTTGCAACCAAGACTGCTTGGCGTTACCAATCGGGAGCACCACCTTATTATGCAGGCGGTCGATGTTGTTCATTGTGATGTCGTACTGTTCAGGCGTTACAGTACGTGTAGCTTCTGTGCCGGCAAGATTTAACCGCGTATCTAGTGCCCGGGTCATACGCTGCTTTTCAGCATCCCTGACATACTGGGAGACACGACCAGCCGACATGTTTGTGGCTTCTGCTATACGGCGATCGGCACCTACACGCTCTTCGGGAGTCATACCTGTGCGCTGAATATTCTCAGGACTAAAGATGTCTAGTTGCTCTGGGTCTTTCTGCATGGCCAACTTGATTGGCCTGTCATCGGATACACGGGTGAGGCCATAACCTTCGGGGCGGGGCGTCTCAGCCAGCACTTCTTTGGGTTTAAACTCCAGCGCTTCAGCAGGCTTCTCAGCAATACCGGGCACGGTGGTGGGCTGCTCTGGGCCTTCAGGCTTCTCCGTTGGAGGGATAGGCGCTTCTTTCTCGGTAAACAACTCACGAGTCTGACCACGCTGTTCAAGGTTAGTTTGCTTCTCTGTCAGTACAGCACGTTTCTCAGTTTGGTTTTTTAACAATACTTCGCGTTCAGCCGTCAGTTTCTCAAGCTGTGCCATAGCTTTATCGGCGGCTGGCAAGTCACGGTTTTCTTTGTCCATTGCCGTGGCAAAGGCTTTGTTGGCGGACTCGATCTTCTTATCGATTGTTGCCATTGATGCTTTGGCCTGCGCCTCAAAGCGCTCAGGTGTCTCGGTCGTACCGCCCAAGTCCTCAATTTTTTGACGAATAGCATCTAACGCTGCTTGGGATTCTTTGTATGACGGAGCATTCTCTTTGTACGCTTGCGGGGAAGCACTCATCTTGTCGTAGAGCGCATCTTGCTTTAACTGCAACGTATCATACTGATCCATCAATTGCTGCACAGACATCGGCGCTTGTGGCGGCACAACGGGAGCCGCAGGTGGTGCAGCGGGAGTCACACCTGTGTCCATAGAACCCATGACCGCGCCGGGTCGAACAGTCTCTCTGATACCCACGGGAGCCGCTGGCGTAGGCGCAACCTCTGGCACAGCTACGGGCTCTGGAGCCACTTCGGGAGCAACGGCAGGAGCAGGGGCAACAGCTTCTGGTGCAGGCACAACCTCTGGTGTAGCCACAACTTCAGGAGTAACCGGAGCTTCCGGTGCGGCCTCTGGTGCGGGTACTGGTGTAGGAGCCGCTTGTGCGGCAGCTTCTTGTTCTGCGGCTTGTCTAGCGGCAACTTCGTCTCGGGCTGCACCTTTTGCAGACAGACGACCGACAGCACCCAAAGGCCCAAGCAAACCAACCTGATAGGCGGTTTCCCCATACTCTTTCATCGCATCAGGGGAGGTTAGGGATAACCCTGCCTGTGCACGCTGAAGCATCTGTTGGGCAATCTCTGTTGGCACTTCGGCCAACAAGCCTACGCCAGTACCTTTTGCAAGACTTGCCAGTAACTTTTCATCGGCTAACTTTGTGGCTTGTGCGGCAGACCTCCCAAAGAAGGCCATCTCGGGGATGCCCGTCAGCTTACTGACCAGTTTGCCACCAAAGGGAATAAACGCTTGCGCTACATCCAAGGCAGCTTGCGGGGCGGCTGCGGTTCCGGCAGCACCTGTGTCAATCTTAATGGGCTCGCCACGAGCCATTTGTTCTTGCGCTTGGCGCTCAATGTTACCGCCGTACTGCTGAATCAAGGAGGGGAGAAACGCGCCTGCTAAGCCGCCTGCAATACCGCCAGCCACAGTACCCGCAGGGCCAAGAGCCGTACCAGCCATAGCACCAAGACGCGCGCCACCAAACGACGTAGCAAGGTTAGGCGCTTGCTCAGCAATGGCCAAGGGGATTTGACGACCAACTTCTTTGGCCGCAGAAAGAACACCGTCTTTGTTGAAGGCTTCTTTGACTCTGTCCATGCTGACTTGGTCAGCATATCTGCCAGAGATGTCTTCGCCGCGCTGGATGCCGGCCCTAGCAGCTTCTTCGGGAGAACCGAAAGCGCCAGCCACGCCAGTACGAAGCCCACTTAGCGTGGACTCTGCGCCTTTGCCAAGGGCTGCAAGCATCCCCTTTTTAGGGGGAGGTGCGTTACCAATATCTTGAAGGACGGCGGCGTATACCTGCTCGTCTGTTAGCTCGGTCGGAGAATCGACTTTGAACTTACCCCTACCGGGGATTTCAACTTGGTAAAGCGGCATACCCGCACCTCACTTATTGTTAGCCGCGGGTCACCTTGACACCTTGAGGTATTTCTACCCCGGCCGTAGCAGCCATTGTAGCGGGAACATCAATACCAAACAAGCCAAAATAATAGTTTGTAAGTTCTCTGCGTTTTGCGGCTTCGGCTCCGGGTTGCGCCATACTGCCTTCCATAGTTTTTCTGAAAGCTGCCAAATCATTTTCAATAAGCGCTGCGGCTTTCTGACGATCTGCCATGCGTCCTTTTTCCCCAGATGCAATGTAACTGGCATCCGCTTCGGCTTTTGCGCCAAGAGAGCCGTAGTACTTTTTCATGATGTCTCTGTACTCAAGGTCAGTCTCAGCCTTCTCGCGTTCTTTCTTAGCGCCCAAAGTCTGAATACCGGCTTCGCCCAAAGCAGTCATGAAGTTAGGTGACTTGTTGGCCAACAAACTTAAACCCAGCATCAACAGGTCGTCGTTGCCAAAACCTTTACGCTCTTTAGCAGGTACAGCTTCTTTGGCTGCGGCAATTACATTAGAAGGTTTGGGTGGTGCCTCTGCTGGTGCTTCGGCAGTACCAAACTCGTCAGGTCTGACAGGCGCCATTTTGTTAGGGTCGTATGTAGCGGCTTCGCCAAACAGATCTTTAACTTTTTCTTCGGCCAGTTGTGTACCTGCCAGTGCTTTAGAAGCGTTAGCTAATTTGGCGGCATCCAAAGCACGGGCATTAGGGCCAGCGGCTATGGCTTCTTCTGTTGTACGGGCAATTTTTGAAGTCAAGTTTGCAGCATCAATAGACTGCTCTGCGGCTTTGGCCGCTTGTATATCTTGCTCTACGCCACGGGCACGACGTGCTGCTTCCGCAGCAGCACGAGTTGCTTGAGAAGCCTCATCAAGCGCTTCTAGTCCAGCCTTGGCCGGAGGTAATAGACGCTGTGTTTCAGCAACTTGTTTGGCTCTCTCAGCATTGGCAATCATCTCAGGAGTAGCTTCCAGTGCTTTAGACGCCTGACCAACAGCGCGGTTTGCCGTACTGATAGGGGAAGTGTACCCACTCAGGGCGTTTGCTGTGTTGGCAATATTGCGTTGGTACTCTAGGGGTATGCCCATTTTGTCAGCCAATTGACCAAAGTATGAGTTCTGCTGGTCGTAAGTAGAAGCTGGCGCTCGTACAGACTGTCCGGGGATTTGGGAAGCCAAGTCTGTGGGTTTTGCGCTTGGGGGCTGGCCAGCTTGTGCAGTCCCGATTGGCACAGCAGAAGCCATCTTAGTAGAGAACGTCTGCATGACTTCGCCAACAGTTTTGTTGCCGTTACCAAACAACTTAGAGTTGCTCTTGATGATATTGTCTGCGTTCTTTGGATCAGCCGCTTTAAGCGCTTGCGCCATCGTCATGCTAGGGTCGGCTTGTAGCAAGCGTGAACCTGTACCGCGGCCAAGTACGTGAGTTGCGTACAGTTCTTCAGGAGACACGTCGCGGTTTAATTGCTTACGCAAAGCGGCAGCATCATCGCCCAAAACTTTAGCACCTACGCGAATGTTTTCAAACGGGTCTTTGCGCTTTGCGGGGTCGCCACCACCTTTGGTAAAGGTGCGGTTAATCAACTGCATTAAACCTTGGGCAGACGATGTCTTGCTCTGGGCGTCAACTTTTCCGCCGCTTTCCGCTTGAATAACTGCGCGAAGCGTAGCTGGGGGGATACCGTTAAGTTTGGCTTGCTCGTCAATGAACGCATCTAAATCGGCAGGCACCGCAACGCCATTCTTGTATCCGGGCACACCACCGCCAGCCATACGAACTACAGGTTCACTCTGCTGGGCAAAGTTAAACATGCCGCCCATACCGCCCGTGGCCATGCCTTCTTGGTCGTCTTCGTAGCCAGCAATACCGCCATCAGCCATGCGCTGCATGTTAGGAGCAGGTAAAGCGCCAATACCTTGTTCTTCTGGCAACTGGCCCATCTGTGCCAAGGCTGCATCGGCTACCTTGGGTTGGGGCATACCTGCCATCTGAGCTTGCGCGGCTTGGCGCATCTGCTTACGGCGGCCATCTTCGGAAATAATCAAGGGTAGAACGTACGGGTCGTTCTTATGCATCATGGCCATCTGCTTCAATGCAGCATCGGGCAACATCGCCATCTGCGATGTAAGTTTTTCAGCGTTTGGTAGTGCCATGTTCTTCAGCCCATGTTATGGATAGCTAATTCTGCCAGACCTGCAGGACGCTCGTTGCTGTCAACCGTACCGCCTTTGGCTCTTAACAAAGCCGCACCCGTCAACCCTAAACCAGCTACTTGAGATAGCGCGGAAGGTGCTTGCTGGTAAATCGTACCTGACTGCTGAGTCAATGGCAAACCACGGAGCATGTCGGACATGAAGCCCAACTGCTTGTATGGGTAGTTTTGGTAATTTTGGAAGTCCTGCATCTGCTGATTCAGGATGTTTTGCGTTTGTTGCTGCTGCATACCGCCATACTGACCTTGCAGTTGGTTAATACCCATTAGCTGGTTGTAAGATGTATTGCCCAAGTTACCCAACTGACCTGCACCTGTCAGCGCTGTTTGCAAACCTTGAAGTCCTAGACCTGCACCATATTGGCGTGACTGCTCGGCTAATTGTTGTGCCTGCATTAACTGCTGTTGATTAGCCAGTTGTGCTTGTAAATCCTGACCAGCACCAAATTGTTGTACACCCAGCTTGGCTTGCAGGTTCTGACTGCCTAGACCTATCTCGGCTTGTTGGTTGGCTAACGCTGCCTGCAATGCTTGTTGTGCGTTAAGTCCTTGCGTTTGCAGATGTGCCGCTTGGTTTTGCACGTTGGCTTGCTGAGCAGCGCTCAAATTAGCCAACGCTGTTTGCAGTCCAGTTTGTGTGGCCAGTTGCTGGGTGCCAAGCATCGCCGACAGATTCTGACTGCCTACTTGTAGCCCCGCTTGCTGATTGGCAAGGTTTGCCTGCATTCTGGCGGCTTGTTCTTGATTGAACTGTTGCTGACCTTGGGTAAATGCGGCTTGTTGGCCTTGTGCAAAGATGTCGCCTTTTTGACGGGCTAAGTTACCCGCCATCTGCCCACGCATTAAGTAGTCACCACTACCGCCAAACGCACCAGAACGTGCGGCTTGGGCACCTTGCATTTGCCCTGCAATAGCTGCTTGACGGGCGGCATCCTGTTGCTGACGCTCAACCACATTACGCATGTAGGGCGACATGTACTGGTCTTGCGTACTAGGACGTGTAAAAGACTCAGTTGTAATCCCCTGTGAGGGAGCCATCTGATACTGCTGTATCTTAGGGTCGTATGCACTCTTAGCAGTCGCCATGGTTGGCGTAGACATGTTACTGCCTCCAACACTAGCGACATTACCTGCTTGGTAGTAGTTCAGGTTGGGGTTCTGTGCTGCGTATGCTGAAAAAGTAGCGGGGTTGTACGTGCCGTAGTTCATGGCCGCTTGTGAAGCCAAGCCCGTCAAATCGGAAGCCTGTTGAATCTGAGGCGACACCTTCATATTCTGCGCACCCGTAAAGGCTTGCTGCTGCAAAGGTGTGAACTGCGCAACTTTGTCCCCCATGTACTGCATGTAGGGATTGGTGTTAATGTCGGTAACTGCTGCGGCTTGGCCCAGCATATCCGTGACATACGACTTAGCGTAGTCTGGGATTGATACGTTTGTATAGTTTGTTTGGGTTGGAGTTGTTTCGCCGGCCATGATCTGTCCTTACGCGGGAAGGTGTTTGTCAGCACGGCTATTAGCCGCTACTTTGTTTTTGCCTGTGGTTTTACCGCGTGCACGTTGTACACGATCCATCATGGCGTAGAGCTTCTTAGCGCCTGCCTCTGTTGAGCCGTTACCCAGTTCAGACACAATGCGAGCAGGTACTACAAACTCACCATCGGCAAGGCGTGCAGGTTGTTGTTTTTGGCCAATCGTTGCAGGGATGCTGTCAGATACACCATCACCGGGGCCTCGAAGCAGTCGGCCACCATCAGAGTAGCTACCCAAAGCACTTAGTCCACCGCCTACGGCATAGCCATCAATTGGCATACCGCCCATGGCTAGTTTCATGATGCCACCGCCAGCAGCCCGTTGAATTTCCGAGGCAATCCATTTTTTACCGACATAATCCCACACCCATTCATTGCGCTCACCGGGATCAGATGTTGGTGGTGAAGCTGGGTTTGTCAACTGAGTGGAATCCGTAGTGGCTGTAGAACCCGTAGTGGCTGTGGAACCCGTAGTGGCTGTCGTTCCAGCTTTAACAGTGGGTTTCCTTCCACCAGCTTGGCCAAACATTGTGAAGTGTTCGTACCCAGTCTTAAACTTGACTGGTTGCCCAGACACAGATCTACCTGTAGACAACTCGGCAGCAACGTCAGGATTTGCGGCTAAGTAAGCGGCTTCATCCCAGTTATCCTTAATAGCGTTGTTGGCCGCAATATCTGCGGCGGCTTTATCGGCGGCGGCCTTGTCTGCAATTGCTTTGTCAGTGGCTTCTTGGTTAACCGTACCGTCTGCATTTTTGACTGTAGTTGCCACTTTATTTGCCACAGCAGCACGCCACTTTGGTGTTATTTGGGAAAGTGGAACACCTGTAGCATCAGCAATATCTTTTGGCGTCAGGTTGTTTGCAAGTGCCCACGCGTACGTTGTTGCGTCGTCTTGACTTGCATTCTTCTTGAAGTAATTAAAAATTTCAGTTGGTGACATGAGGTAGTTCACGCCGCCTGATGAGTCTTTATACTCGGCTACATAGTCAGGGTTACGGTTGTACTTGCCAGTGGCTTGGTCGTAGATGTACTGCCTGTTGGTGTTGGCTGGGTAACCAAGCGTGGCTTCTGCGTAAGGACGGGCAATTTCACCAACTTTGGATTTAGTTGGGTACGCGCCTTTGCCCATCAAGTAGTTGTATGCGGCTTGTGAGTCGCCAGTCTGTTTGTTGTACTTAGCATCGGCGTAAGCATTCTGCGCTTGATCTGGGCTAATACCAATAAGTTGCGCGGCAACGGCGGGGTCAAGACCAATTGTGTCTACAAAGTTGGCATGTTCAAGGTTTGTGGCTTTGGGGTTCAACGCTCCCCACTGGCTGTACAAATCAAGTTTGGCTTTGTCTGCGGCTTTCTTAGCGGCTGACTGCTCGGCTATTTGTGCTTTAGCTGCCGCCAAGGGACTAGTCGTACCAAACGCTGTCGTACCGCCAAAGTCCAATATTGGGCCTGTCGTGCCTGTACCCATTTCAGTACCCGTGCCAACAAACTTACCTTGGCCAAACAAAGTGTTCATAGCGGGGGCTACGCCAGAAGTACCTGTGTACGTGCCGTCTGTTGTAACGGCGGGTGCTTTAACCCCTGCCGCAGTTGTAGTAGCAAGCGTGTTAAGGCCAGTTTTTGTATTGTCTGT